AAAATGTTATTACCTCTGATTGGCGGTACTCTTGGCGGAATTGAAGGCTATCGCCAAGGAGGATTAGGCGGAGCGCTTCTCGGTGCTGGCTTAGGTGCAGTTACCCCTGCAGGTCTTCGTTTAGCAGGCAGTGCATTAGGTGCGAACCTTGCCGCAAAAGGGTTACTAAGCAGAGCATCAGCAGGTGCGCTTTCTGGAGCAAGCCAGGTAGGCAAGACCGCTGCACAATTAGCTCAAGGAGGCACCTTAAGCCAGCTTGGTGGTAAGGCTCTGGAAAAAGGTGTCGTTCCAGGTCTTACAGCCCTTTCACGAAATATTGCTAGTCCCGCCGGCTTAGGTGGTTTAGCTGCTGGAACTGGTCTGGCGCTTGGCGCAGCAGGACTCACCGGTGGCATTGGCGGAAAAGTCGCCGGCGGTGTCGGACAAGCACTGGGAGGCGCAGGACAAGCCGGAGCTGGAATCATCGGTTACACCGCTGATGGCGCCCCCGTCTATGGCGGTGCTGCTTTGCCCCCGGGTCTTGGTCAGTACGGCGCAACTTCTCCTGAGGGTATGCCAACCGATGTGCTCGGCCCCAGCGGAATGGGCCGCCGTCTCGAGTTACTGAAGACTGCACAGACTCAGCGTGACGTCCTTCGCACTCTGCTGCCTGAAATCGAAGCAGCCGCTGAAGCCCGCTCTAAGAAAGAGATGGAGCGTCAAATGGCCGCCGCTGGCATCCGCCAGAACATCAAGACCCGTGCTGCAATGCAAGAAGCAGCTCAAACTGCAGGCCTTCAAGCAGGTCTCGGCGCCCTCGGCCAAGCAGGTAGTGCTCTGACCAGCCAATACCAATATCAGTGATATGGCAACTGAGAGAGAAAACCTTCTGCGCCAGCGTTATCTAAACGAAGGCTTAAGACTACAAGATCAGCTTCGAGCTATGGGTGTAGCTCTGCCTACAGGTGGAATTGATTTCTCTACGGGGCAGCGTGTAAGCCAGAATCAATTTTTTGGAATTCCTTATGAGAGCAAAGAGGACTACACCATTTCTGAACTTCAGGAAGGGTTGAATCCTCTTTATGCCTTAGCCAAGACAGCTGAAAAAACACAGACACAGGAAGACAAGAAAACACGGCTGCAGGACATTAAAGATACTCTCGAGCTTTATGGTCAGGGTGAGTCGGTTGATCCGGACGAACTTTTAAAAATAGGTCAGGTTGGAATTGAACTTGAAGAACAAGCCCTTCCTCTCTATCAAAAGAAGAGGGAGATCGAGGCTGCTTCTAATCTCAGGCAGATGCAGCAGCAGCTCCAAACTGCGCTGCCGTACATCGATGAAGCTCAGTCCCGCTCAGTTCAGCGCAACCTGGCAGCAAGCGAGCGCTTCAAGGCATTTAAGGAACAGTTGCCCACAACAATTCAAGACATCATGTCGGCAAAGCAACAACAACTCCAGACTGCCTCCGATGCATTTCTGAGGGAAGCACAAGCAGCTGCAACTCAACAACAAGCTGCTTCCGGATTCGCCAGCCTTGGCACTGGGCGTCGGTTCGGGTAATTTATAATCATCAAAGAGAGGAGATCACTATGGGGGGTTCTAAACCTAAGCCGCCACCGCCGCCGACTATTATTTACGCGCCGCCCCCGCCGCCGCCAACGGTAACGCAGGCTCCTTCTCAATCTTTGCAGACTCAGACTGCATTGAACGAAGTCAGTGGTAAGCAGACCAGGCTCAACATGGAGCTTGGCGCCAAACTTGACCGTACGAACGCGGAATTTTTTGCAGGCCAAGACATCCGTCGTACACAGGCCACTGCGGCTGAGCAACGCCTTACGCAGAAAGCTCAGTATGGCTTAGAGACTGACTTGACTCGTGTTCGGGGACAGGAAGAGAGAGCACAGACTGTTGAGACTGGTGCTCAGTACCGCGAAGGCCTCAGGACTGCCGGCAAGGAAACTCGAGCAACTGACTTGCAACGTGAGATGTTCCGCCGCTATAAAGAGAACAGGGATTACGAGCAGGCTCAGCGCCAGTATCGAGCATGATTGATTGGATTCACTCTCTTACTGAAAAAGACCGTGAATCCTTTCTAGCTTTCTGCAAACGAGCAGGAACTCCCATCCAGATCTATCTATACGCCCGTTTCTTAGGCTTCACTGGATCAATCGTTGAGTGTGACGAGTGGTCTAAGCAGGAGTATAAGAAGCGGGATTTTTCTGGCGTTCTGGAGATGGAGATTGATGCCATGACCATGGACATCTCTAAGTTGCGAGATGCGATCGACATGGGAATGGTGAAACAGGATATGGGCGCCTCACGCATCGCGATGATGCAGAAGGAACTGCGGGGCACTATCAAGCAGTTGAATGACGAGAAAATCCTTCTTGATAAGCAAGGGTTGATCCTCGCTGGTGCAGACCGTGCGATCAGGGAGATGTTAACAATCTTCCGCGATGATCCGATCGAAGGTCCACTTCAAGAGGCCTCGATGGGTGTCTGGACAAAGATCTTCCAGGAAGAATCCTAAGAAAATGATGTATGGCGCTATGCTTTGAGCATGGCAGGAACAAGTATTCATAGCGTATATCGAAGGACTGCACGTGCTGCAGCACAACAGCGTATTGTTAAGAAGACGTCAAACATTGATATAGAACGAGCAAGGACAGATTTTGCATATTTCTGTGATGTTGTAGGTGATAAACCACCTGCGGAACACCACAAAGAATGGCATAAATATCTTTGTACGGGAGAGGACAGTGAATGTCTCATTGGGATCGGTGGACCCAACATCGATATCCTCGCCCCACGGGGTAGCGCTAAATCCACGATCCTCGGCCTCTACACAGCGTGGGCTGTTGGTGTGCATGCACTGGCGCGGAGACCTTTGAAAATCCTCTACATCTCCTACACGGTGGATGTGGCCAGGCCCAAGAGCGCAGCGATCAAAAGGATCATCGAGGAGAGTAAGGCTTACAAGGAGATCTTTCCCACGGTAAAGATCGCCAAAGGCATCAACTCAAACGAGTACTGGAGTATTGATTGGAAGTTCGCCGGGATCCGGACAGCAGGTGAAGAAGAGTTTACGGTCTGTTGTGCAGGTCTCAAAGGTGCCGTGACCTCCAAGCGTTCACACCTCTGCATCATCGATGACGCGATCAAGAGTGCGGACGACATCAAGAACAGGGATATCCGCCAGGCTATGGAGGACAACTGGAATTCAGTCATCGTGCCAACCATGTTCGAAGGTGGGCGTGCGATCTGTCTAGGAACCCGCTTCCGTCATGACGACATCCACAACTCCACGTTCATTCCGGCCAACGACTGGGTGCAGATCGTCCAGTCTGCAATCTCTGTCGACGGGAACGGGGATGAACAGTCTTATTGGCCTGAGATGTGGTCCCTCGATTATCTGCGCGACCGACGTCGTCAAGCCCCCGTCGCCTTCAGCTTCCAGTATCAAAACCAAGTCGTACAAACGAGCGAGCTTTCGCTCTCCCCTGATCTAATCGTCAAAGGACCAATTTCCAAAGAGTTCGACTGCCTAGGAGTCGGCGTTGACCTTTCCGCCGGAGTTCGTGAACGTAACGACTACACGGTCTTCGTGATGGGTGGGCGAGTGGGAGGGAAGATTCACATTATTGATTGCAAGCGTTTGAGGATCATGGGGAACCTCGAGAAACTTGATGCAATCATGGAAATGATGGAGGAATGGGGCATTGTCCATAAAGAACGAGATCAGTACTTCCCAACAGGCAATACAGTAGAAATCTGGTCAGAAGCCGTGGCATACCAGGCTTCATTGGAGGCTGACTTCAAAAGGATCTGCCAAGGAGAGCATGGCCTCTACAACCTGAACTGGCATCCGGTCAAAGGCTTCAGGGGCGACAAAGTTGCACGTTTCCGGGGGATTATGGGTCTCTTCGAGCAACGGAAAATAATTTTCAACAAATATCGCAAGTTCCAGGCACTTACAGATGAGATCGTCAATTTTGGCGTCAGCTCACACGATGACTGCGTCGATGCTCTCGTCTGGCTTTGCAACGGACTAATGACACGAGGAAAACTAGAGTTAGAGTATTGACGATTTAAACTATAGATATTCCACGCGATGTCTCCCAGCTACTTTGAAGTAGAACTTGAGCAAGATGCTTACGGTTCTGCCATCTTGCCTTTACCAGATGAACTTTGCCACGACATGGCTCTACAACCAAACGAACGTTTTGATGTGGAAGTCGAGGACGGCACGATTATTTTCAAAAGGCTGGAAGCTGGGTACGATATTGATCAGTAGACCTTTTAAACAGAATGGGCGATAGTGCAAAATCACAGCTTGACTCTATCCTCAAGTCGGTAATTACACGCGACAGTACAGGGCCAGCGGACACCATGCTGGTGAACGCCCACCTGTCGCAGATGAAGATGTTCGGGATCCGCCAAGGGGTGGAGTTCTATCCCATGCAGGACAACTTCGGAACCCAGCGTTATGACTTCATCCAACAGGTAATTAAGTTCAATCAGCTTGATGCACGCTTAGATTCGATTTGGGATAGATTTCTTGCTTACGGAAAAGGTCTTTTCTATATCCGACCCACACAGAAAACTTATCGAATTTACTGGTTTGATAGGGATTCCTATCGCACTTACTATTCTCCTGAGGGCGATTTAGAAGAAGTAATCATCATCTATCCCTACAAAGTTAAATCCTCACGGGGCTTTGGGGGCGTAGGCCTTAAAACCGATAAGCGTTACATGCGTCTCCGCATTACAGCAGAGACCATTGAGGAACATCATAGCGAGCAGGAGATCTCATTCGATAATCCTGAGATGAGCTTTGCCTTCAGTGATAAGAAGGTGCTCAAAAACACCATGGAATTTATCCCATGCGTGGAAGTTTTTAATAACCCTGATGCATTTGGTACCGATGGTGCTGGTGAGTTTGATTTACTAGCCAATCAAATTATTGCTCACGACGAGATGGTCAAGAACATCAGGGCAAACCTGTCGTTCTTTGGAAATCCCACACTGCTGTCGTCGCGGCCAAAACAAGACATTGTGGAGGCAGATGGTGCCGACACACCACAACGGCCCAGCATCTCTAGTCAATCTGGATTCGAATCAGAGTTTTTCTTGTCTAGTTCTACTTTCAAGCAAGATAACGTAACCCGTAACTCACCTGGATATATCGGCAAGCCTGGTTCGGGCATGCGTGTTCCACGAGTGATTGCAAACTTAGAGCCAACTGACCGAGTTGGTTTCATCACGCCAAATGCCGTCAGCACTGATCAGGCAAGGTATGCCGAGCAGTTGCGGAATGAAATCCGATTAGCTCTGGGTGGTATTGATGACCTCAGCATTACCAATGTTACTGCCACAGAAATCAAATCGGCTTATGGGCGTGTAAGTGCAACTTCTCAGAAAAAATGCTTGCAGCTTTATACATACGGGATTAATAAATGCTTTGAGCTAATCATCTTCCAGGAAGAACAGATTTTCCGTAAGTCACTGGCTTACGAAACTGGCATCAAGTATCCAGAGCTTCCTGAAGAACCTGATGAAAAAGCAATTGAGAAATATGAACGGGCCAAAGCTCGCTATGAGAAAAAATTAGAAGCTGCAATTGAAAAGGCCCTTGAAGAACAAGACATTCCACCTGGAGTTCTTGGTCTTGCGCCAGATGGTGACAGAACTGTCCTATGGCGTTGGTTGGGTCCTGTGTATGAAGATACAACACAGGATAAACTCAACCAGTCTATTTTCACCAGAAACTTGCAAGAGTTAGGTGTTGATAGCATTGAAGCACT